GTATACTCAAGATGCGTTATGGCATATAAAGGGTGGTGACGTTATAGAGGGGTTATTGGGCAAAGTGCCGATTGTAATTGTGGGCAGTTCCAAGAGGGGCATAGGTTTCACATGTTTAAATGAGGTGCTTGGGTTACAGGCTCGTTCTTTTTCTTTGTTGTTTTGTTCTCGTTCTGACAGTATAAGTCGGATGCTTACGAGTGCTTTTTATTTAGGTCAAGTTCCGATTATCCTGAAGACGGATGCGGAGATATGGTGGACATTCACATTGGGGTGCACGGACGAAAGCTTTTACGGTGCAGTTCCGGTTGCGTATTCTGAAAATGAGTTTGAGAGGATGGTGTGGGATGCATTTAAGGGGTGGAGAGGGTTTATGGAGCGATGGCAAAGCAAGATGTGGTCATGGTTTTCTAAGTATGAATATTACTGGTCACCTTATGTGGCATGGGAGCGTTTTAAGGACATGGTAGGGATAGAGCTTGCGGGTGATTTGATGCCGTTACATAATGTGTTTTGGATAACGAAGGCGAATGTAGAGGAGCTTCCTTATGGGCAATGGACGGGCAAGGAAATAGCTTTAAACCTAAAGAGGTGAGGTAGTCTTATGGGCACAAACAAAGAAAACTGGGACGAGGTAGTTGAGCTTCTCAAGGTTGTGTGTATGTTATGTGAGGCATTGAATAACCTTGTGGTGGTGTTTGAGACGCAACCGCATACGAAGAATGACAAGCTTTTGCGTCTCATAAAAGAAGCATGGGAGCTTTCCATGACAGCGCGAGCTCGTCTTTCTCAGACCTTGTGTCCTTCTCGAGGTGTATCTTATGGTGCGTTGATACAGGGTGCATTGTTTGAAAAACATCAAAGGAAGGTGAAGTAAAAAGTGGCACGAGGGCGCAAGCGCAAAGAAGAAAATGAAGTTAAGATGGCACAAGCTATGGCGGAGGAGATAGCGAAGACATACAAGGAAGTTACGGCAGACCGCATTTATTTGTTTTTTGAAAGGTTGGCTTCGGGGGCTTCTTTTGAAGAGGCTATGCAAGCTGCTAATTTGAATGCGCTTCAAATTGCTGAGCTTATGCGTTACAACAAGAAATTTCAAGAGCTATGGGACAAGTGGCGTGAGGGCATGTTGGCGATGTGTGAAGTTAAAGTAGTGGAGGGGGCACGGCGTGGTCGTGTTAGCGCTGCAATACATTTCTTGCGTGCCCACCAACCTGAGAAATGGAGTGAACGCTTGCAAATACATCAACTCACAGAACAGCGTTCTGAGGTCCGAATTTACTTTGGCTGGCAACCTTCAGATGCACCTCCACAACTTTCACAAGCTCAAGATACACATGCCCATGTGATTGATGTAGAAACGCAACCGCAACCGTTGCCTTCTTCTGAAGCAACTGCCGAAACAATAAACGATGTTAAAGGGAGCATACGAGAGCTTGTAGACAAACGGAGTGGTTAGTGGGTATGGGGCGTAAAAGTGCACTCCTTACAGCTTTGGAAGAAGCGAGCGCAGTTACATATACACCGACACAAAAGCAACGTGAGTTCCTTGAGCATCCTGCCAAGTTTCGTGCTTTCGTTGGTGGTGTAGGTAGCGGTAAGACAACGGCAGGTTGCATGGAAGTTATTCGTTGTCTTGTTCAATATCCCGGTTCGGTAGGGTTGATGGGGCGCAAGGTATGGCGTGACTTTTACCAAACTACGTTGGCAGTGTTTTATGAACTCATACCACCTGCGATTATCTTGCGTGACGATAAAGAGATTGGATACATAATGGTGCGTTCTTGTTCGGGTGAGCCTTCACACCTTTTCTTACGTAGCTTTGATGACCCCAAGAAGCTTGAAGGCATGAACTTAGGCTTTTTCTTTATTGATGAGGCAGTGGAAGTGGATGAAGAATTTTTCAAGCGCCTGATAGGGCGTTTAAGGCATCCTGTGGGACCGCGCCGTGGCTGGATTGCATCTACGCCACCACCGACATCACATTGGATTTTCAAGCGCTTTGTTGCAAGCCATAACCCTAATTATGCAGTTATTCAAGCGAGCACTTACGACAATCCTTATCTGCCTCAAGATTACATCAAGACGCTCGAGGAAAACTTTGGTGGTGAATTCAAACAGCGTTTCATTTTAGGGCACTGGGGATTTGACCGTGAGGGTGCACCAGTCTTTCCTAACTTTGACCCATCAATTCATGTTGTCAAACATGAAGAACTTGACATACCCGAAGTTCTCTATCGTGGCATTGATTTTGGCTTTAGAAATCCTGCAGCCGTATGGGGTTATATGGACGAGTGGGGACGCTTAATCATCATAGATGAATTCTTGGGCGAGATGATGACGATAGATGCGTTTTTGCACAAGCTTGCTTCAATAGACCAAACACATTACCCACATTCTCGTGTAATTGCCGATTACCATGACCCACATAGCACTTATAAAACAGACCTTGTATGGATTGATAGGGCTGAAGCTATGCGTCGGCATGGGTTTGTGCCAATTGCTGCTTCGGGAGGTAGCGTAGAATATGGCATCACTGTGATAAGCCGGTTACTCGACACACTTGTTATGCGTCATCCTTTACTCCGTATAAGTTCCAAGTGTAACCTTTTGATTGAAGCATTCATGGGAGGCTATTGTTGGGATGAAACAGGAAAACACATTGTAGACAGCGTTTACACGCATATCATGGATGCGTTAAGATATCTTGTGGTGGGCTTGTATCCCAAAATTTTCAAAACAAGTTCTTCTTCTAAGACGACTGAGCCAAGTCGCTATGCGCTAAGTTATATGGAAACTTTTAAGTTCTGAAGAAGGAGGAAATGTCCAAGATGCTTCCGCCGGAAGAAAGAGAAGAAAGTATAAGTGCAGCGATACTGGCGGGGTTGCCTCAAACCTTGATTACACAGCGTGTAATGCTTGATTTTATGCTCCCACGCGTTGAAACAGAAATACGACCAAGTTTAACACCACCTTCACCCTTTAGATTAGGTGACATTAAAGATGAGCGTGTGCAAGAAGCTTCGAAATATGTGGAGGCATTTAAGCACATTTTCAATCGTGCCAAGGATGCGCGTAAGCCTGCAGAAGAAAGATGGAAGCGTGCATTAGCAGCTTATAACAACGAGTATGACTTCGGATATAAAAGCCCGCATCAAGCCCGAGCCTTTGTGCCACGCATCACAAGAAATGTAGATGTGCTCGCTCATTATTTGCGTCGTGCTCTTGTAGAAAATCGCCAGTTCTTTCAAGTCTATGCTGTATCATCAGATATGCGTAGCCTCGCTCGTGCCCATGCCTTACAAAAACTCATCACTTATTTGCTTGACATGAATAACCTTTCTACAGCATTTAGTGTGCTTGCCAAATGTGGACTGCTATATGGCATACTTGCCGTCAAAATCTATGTCAAGGCAACATATACAACACAACTTGTTTCAGTGAATGGTGAAGTGCGAGCAATAGAACGCCCTGTGTATCAGCTTGCCATCGACCCTATATTCCCACACGAAATATGGATTGACCCTTCAGGACGCAACCGTTTTATCATTCACATCGTGCGTGTAGACAAGTCAGATTTGTTTGACCTTGCCAATTTGGGTGTGCTTAACAGAGATGCGGTAAATGAATTGATTGCGAAAGGTGAAGCACATAGAGAAAAGCCTGAAGGTGCAAGTAAGCCTGTAGAACATCCTAAGGAGCGGGCTGTGTATTGTCTTGCTGAATACTGGGGTGACTTTTGGGATGCTGATGGCAATTTGATACATCGCAATGTATGGATGATATTCGGAGGTATACCGGGACCTGACGGTGCAGTTCCTACAGATTTTGTGTTGTTGCGCGGACCGATGCCCAATCCGTTTTGGCATCAGCGTCCCCCTATTGTAACTGCTACTTTGTCACCTCATCCTACAAAAGAACCTTACCCGAGAGCAATTGTAGACAGCCTTGTTGATTTACAACGAGAATACACACGCTTGTTCAATGCACTTGTAGATGGTGCTATTTTTGATGCCATACAAGTTTTCGAAGTTGACGAAACACTTGTTGAAAACCCACGAGATATCGAGGAGCTATGGAGTGGTAAAATCATACGCCGTCGTCCGCATCCTTCTGGTGGGCAAGTCATTACACCCATCCAACTTGGAAAGATGCCTACTGCTGCTTCCTTTGTTGTCCAATTGATAGAGCGGTATATGCATGAAGGTTTTGGAGTGACTGAGACTGTAATGGGATATTTGGCAGCGCGGGGGCGTCCGACAGCAACTGAAGTTGTCACTGCTCGTTCACATGCTTTCTCTTACATAGAAGAGCTTGCAAGGTTGCTTGAGACACAATTTCTTGAGCCGATGCTTGAACGGCTCATGCAACTCGCCTTGCAGGTGCTCCCTGATATTGCTGACGAAGAAATGTTGAATGCGCTCGGAGATGCCTCTGAGGCGTTGCGTGAACTTATCTCCATGCCACCTCAGGAAAGAGAAGCACTTGCTCGTGGTGGCTACAAATTCCGTGTTCATGGTTTGAGCATGGTTATGACAAAAGCACAAGAGCTCGCTAAGATAAATCAATTCCTTGAGCTTGCTTCACAAGTGCCTGCTATCGCACAACGCTTGAATTGGGATGCCCTCCTTTCTAAAGTGCTTGAGGCATTTGGTTGGTCACCTGATGAAATATTGGTGCGTCATCCTTTGGTGCAACACATGGAAACTCCAGCTCAACAACAAATCACACCGTCACCAGAAACACAAGCAGTTGCACAGATGCTCCAGCAAGCTTTGGCACAAGGCTTGATTTCGCCAATACCGACCGAGGGCACAGAAACAGGCGAAGGCATAGAAACATTGTTTGGTGGAGGCGTAGAAGAAGAAGCCAAAGAAGAAGGTTCAATGAGCGACCTTGAGGGCATCTCGCCCGCTTGATGTGATATACTTAAAGAGGGGTGATATATCATGCTTCGTATCGTTAAACTTCTCTTTAGCAGAGCCATAAAGAAACTCGGCGAATACTTTGTTTCACTTGCCTTAAGAATGGCACATCTGCAAGCTCGTTTGTTTGAACAGCAACTTCCTCTTTATATTCCATTGTGCAAGTTTGCAGGCACAGTATTTGCAATTGTAGTTGTGGTTGACAACTCCAGCCAAGTTCCTGCAAATGCAATAAAAGTTCACACTATTTGGTTTGTTGTGCCTTCGGCAGTCCAGAATGCGCTTGTGACATTCAAATGGGCTTTGTATCTCGTTGCGATACCTGTATCGAAGTGGGATGGAATACCTGACGATAAGAAATTGGACATCAAACTTTAAGGGGGAATGCACATGAGCAATGAAGGTATCTTGAAAGGAAAAGGACGATACCTTCCTTCGTCTAAATCTAAAAAGATTATTGACCAGCTTGAAGAATGGAATGAAGTGTCCAAGGATTATGGAACGAAAATAAAAAAGCCGTCAGAGCCAAAAGATGCACCCGTTCGTGAAGTTGAACATCAATTGGAAAGACAAGATGGTAAGCTCAAGTAAAGGAGGGATAGCATAATGGCGCGCAAGAAGAAAACAACAAGACGCAGAAGGGCAGGTAGAACCGCACTGGCAAGGTTGCTTCGGGAAACAGGGAGGGCAACAAGGCGTCGAAGGCGTGCCACTTCGAGAGTAACGAGGGGACGCCGAGGCACACAGAGACGCCGTGTCCCTCGTGCTGTCACTGGTAGAATAAGACCTACAAAGACACCCGCAGGCACGCTTGCTGAATTGGCTGCTACTGCTCCCGTTACAACAACACGCACTCCCCCATTAACTGATTTACTCGGTATATAGAAAAAGGTGAGGCACCGTGAAATGGCAACCTCTGACAGTCGTATCTCGTAAAGAATTTATACAGTTACTCAGGCAATATGTCAAAAAACCACTCAAAAGGTTTGTAGATAAGGTCATTTTGCATCATACAGACAAGCCTCGTTACAAAGATTGGGAGCGCAAACCAGATGCTTCGTATTGGCTTAAAGCGATTGACAGGGCACATAGAATGAGTGGTTACTTGAACGCTACAATGATAGGCTATCATGTTGTCATATTTCCTGACGGTTCAATAGGGCTTGGGCGTCCTTTGGAAAAAATAGGAGCGCATTGTAGAGGGATGAACCAAACGAGCATTGGAGTTGCGTTGTTTGGGTGCTTCAATAAAGGTGAAGATAAAATGTCGCCTCAGCAATATATTTCGCTAAAATATGTTGTTGCTTCATTGCTTGTTGTGATAGGACAAGATGAAAATAGCCTTTACTTCCATCGTAATTTTAGTTCTACAGATTGCCCGGGCACAAGCATGGACTTAGCTATAACTCGTGAAATAATCAAAGCTGTCATACCTGAGGCTAAAGAAATGTTACGGGAGGAAAAATGAAGTGGCTTTTCATTTCGGGAGCACCTTGGGGTGCAACTGCAGGAGGGCAACGCTACGAGCAACTGGTAAAGGCGTTGCAGTTGCTCGGTGAAGATGCTTTTTTCTTTTGCCCCTATTCACAATATCCACCTTCTCCCTTTGCCCCTAAAGAACTCTCTTACGATGTCCTTGTTATCGGGTTTCCGCATCCCTTGTGCCTTTCCCTTCCCTTTTCTGCATCTCTTACAATTTACGATGTGTGCGATTTCTGGGAAGGTGACATGGGGATTAACGCCGATGTTTCTTTGGTGCATCGCACATTATGTAAAAAAGTCGATGCACTTGTAGCCACTTCATCAACTTTGGCTTTTTATCTGCATGCCAATTATCCTACAAAACCCCTTGCAGTCATACCCAATGCGCTACGCATTGATTTCCCTGTTGTTAAAGCACAACGAGGCATAGAGCCTGTTGTTGCATTTTGGGGAAGCTGGTATACAGGGCAGAACTGGTGGGATTTCCAAGCTATTGCATATGCAGCCGAAAAGCTGTCTCATCTTAAGTTTCTTATTTTTGGAGCGAGTGACCGCCCTTTCCCTGCGCAGTTACCTTTAAATGTTCATGTTGAAACAACATGGTGGGGTGTATCTATACAGCATATTGTTTCGCAAATCCAACCACCCTTCGTAGGTATAGTGCCATACTGCAAAGCCAACAAAGTGTGCCTTTGTGCCGACCCCATCAAAAATTACGAATACTTGAAGCTCAATGGAGTTGTAGTTGCTACAAATTGTTGCCCTATGTTTACTCCAGTTTCGCATGTCATACTTTTATTTGGTGAGACAAAAGAGTTGCTTCCGACGGCAATTGAAAAAGCTGTAGAACTTGCATGCACAGCAGGTAAACCACCTGTTGTGCCCACTTTCGTCGACAGAGCACAACAATACATCAACTTTGTAAGACAACTGAGGTGAGAAAACATGATACGCATGATTGAAGGCTTCGATACAAAACAAATTCTGACAGGCGAAGGTAAATGGACAGGTGCATGGGTTAACCCTGATTTCCCTTCGCTTGCTCCACAGTTTTATTCGGGACGTTTTACAGGTAGCTCTATCGGTGGAACAAGACAATGCCCTTACTTGCAAGTGCTACCTACAGAAGTGCCCTCTAAATGGATAATTGGGGCTGCTGTCTTTGCCTATGATAGTGCATTTCCGTTGCCTATCATCGGCATACGAAGTTCCAACACCAACAATTTCGATGTTGTTGTATGCACACAACATGGTATGCTTTTTGTTGTCTTAAATGCTACCTACCAAGCAACTTCGTCAGGAACAAACGATGATGTAGGGGGCATCCTCAACCCACAAAGTGATTGGCATTACCGTGACCTTGACCCAATACTTTTGCCCTCCCGCTGGGTTTATGTCGAACTGGAAGTGGACATGAGAACCGATGACACTGGTTCTTTCAAAGTTTACTTAGACGAAGAAAAATGGATTGAAAGGAATGGAATAAGAACAGTATATGGATATGGCGACATTGTGCAAATCGGGAGCAACTTTGTGTGGTGCACTGATAACACTTATGCTCCAATCCACATAGATGATGTTTATATTTGCGATGGCGTAGGAACTGCTTACAACAAACCTTTGGGCGATGTATATGTAGCAACTTCTTTGCCTATTGCTGACGGCACAGACCAAGGTTGGGCAAGCAATACTGGTGGTGCTGCATATTTGGCGGTAGATGACCCTGAAGCTCATGATGGTGATGCCACTTACATCTATAGCGACATAGATGGCGCAGCTCAATCTTTCAAAATGTCGCCTGTAGAAATACCGCAACCGCTTGCAGTTCAAGTCACTGCAGTTGCTTCAAAGCTCCGTCTTGCAGCGGGTTGGATTGGCTTGTATATGCGACAAGAACTTAAGGATGTTAAAACTTCAATGTTCAAAGTCACTCGAGGATATAAAGCATATAGCACAATTTGGACAAAAACTCCCTACGGCACCCAATTTTCATCTCATGACTTGAATGAAATCGAATTCGGTGTATATGCAAAGGTAGAAACAATGGTTGAGAACCAGTGAGGATGACCTGAAATGCCTCTCAAAGGTTTACAAGATTTAGATGTTGTTTTCTTTGACACGATGCCGTTAGGCAATTTGGATGGGTTTCAAAGGTGGCTTATTGCCGAACCTAAGTTCGGTAACACTCCCCCTCGTCTATGTTTTCGTTTTCCTGAACTTTGTAAACAAATCTACCTTGGGATGTATCTTGTAAGCAATAACTTTACCAAAATCCAAGGCTATGAAAATTCTTTCCCTATACTTGTTTCCTTTTGCCGTTTTCCCCACATTCCTTCATTGACCATCTCACCCGTCAACGACTTATCATGGCTTGTTCTAAGAGGTGGAACGTTGCTCCCTATACCTGAAGACGGTAAGCTACCTTATCCACCCATTCTCAAAAACGGAGACATTGTTTCTATTTTGTCACTCGATAAAATTGACCCCGCACAAGTTAATTTCTTTGCAATTTCATACTACCGAGGCACTCTTACAGTGCAAGTCAATGACGAATTCGATTTAACACCCACTCCCTTGACAGGAAATGCCGAATATGTTGACGAAATTTATGTTGATTTAACTCCAACCTTTGGGATGACTTTACTTGCTATCTTTGTGGCAGCCCGCTACAAAAGTAACCCGAGGGGAGCTTTTTCCTTGAAGGCATTCCCTCGCATGTGGCATGAATTACCCCAACAAGAAGGTGAATGGAAGCAGTGGCAAGCAGACGGTGATAAAGTTGGTTCAGTAGTTGCTCGAGATAGGGAATACATTTTTGTTCAAGAGCCATTACCACCTTATGTGGAGGGTGCAACCGAAACTTACCTTTTCCCTCCACTCAAAAACATAATCACGATAGCAGTCCAAGAAACAGTGATTGCCAACCGCAACGACACAAAACCACGCAAGTTCAAACTCTTACGCTCTCGAGGTAACCCGCTCGCCAAAGACTACATTGAAGAAGAAAGCAGTTTATTCCCTGTATCTCCTACCGAGGTTGGATTTACAGAATTGTGGGTTGATGTGCTCGGTGGAAGCGGGAGTTTAACCGAAGCTCAAATAATAGAGAGGTTGAACCAGACAGAATATGGTGTAAGATATGGAGCATTTTATGTGCCTTATACGCCTTATGCGCCCTATGCGCCTTATGCGCCTTATGCACCTTATGCACCCTATGCACCTTATGCACCTTATGCAGGGTGATTTTAAATGCCGACGGAACAACAATTTAGGGTAACTCAATTCATTCGTGAAACCCTATACAAACCAATCAACATAAAACGCGTTTACATGCTCGATGCCTTGTTTTACAAGCTCTCGCCAATTGCTGCGTTCATACAACATACAAACAAGTTCACACCCAAGTATTTTGAAGAAGAAACAATACATGTAACGCAATTCATATGTGAAGTGCTTGCACCCTCCAAGGAGCTTTTGAGGGAGTAAAGCCATGCCCAAGATAAGCCAATTCGTTCGTGAGATACTTTTCAAAGTGCCACCAAGAATATATGTGCCCGAAGATATTGCAGTTGTATTTCGTCCCGCTGGTGTAGAAGCCTCTTTCATTTGGCACGATACTTTTAAACCTCCTCCTAAAAAGCCTTTCTATGACGAGTATCATGTCACGCAAATTGAAGCCGAAGCTGTAGGACGAAAAGAAGAAGGAGAGTTGCAAGCCAATGCTGTGTATGCAGAGAAATTAAGACCAGCTCTTGGAGGTAAAGTAACTCAAGTTTTAAACGAAAGTGTCGGGGATATATCCAAAAGATTGCAAGCCAATGTTGTTTACGTTGAGCGAATACCCTCACCCAATGTGAAAGCAACCCAGTTTCTAAATGAAAGTGTGGGCGATTTGAAAAAGAGATTGCAATCCAATGTTGTGTATGTAGAAAAACTGTTATTTCAAACAAAGGAAGGAAATTTAGAAATATTGCCCGTAGAAGAAGTTCCTCCTGCTCCTTATGTTCCTCCTCCTGTTCCCTATGTTCCCTATGTTCCCTATGTTCCTCCTCTTCCTCCTGTTCCTTCCCCTTTGTTCTTTCCTGCTGAACAAGTATGGTTTTATCTTTGTGCTTCCAACAAAACACTTGTGGTTTATGCATGGGCTGTAGGTGTAATAGATGGACAAATGCGGTTGTATCCTTTCCAATGGGGTTTTTATCCACAAAATGTGTATGCTGATGAAATTTGGAACTCACCTTACACAAATTTTTTTAGAGGCGCTGATAATATCTACGACGATGCGCTTCCTTGGGGCGATGTTGTAATTCCCGGAGATACATACCTTGACCCTACGACTTGGGAAGGTGTAACTTATGATACTTATGCCGTCCATTTCCTTTTGGATAATATCATAGCAGCTGACCCTTCTGATATAGTGGATGAATGGAAAAGGCGAATTAACAGTGCACCCAACAAAGAAGCACTTTTCCATATCAATTTGTGGAACAATATGCATTACCGCAATTTTGCTCGTGCTCTTCTTGATATGAAGCCACATGCAATGATGGGTTCCGGACGCTGGACACCTACTTTCGTTCGTGTCAGGTTTTGGACATTTGAAGCTTTTGGTTGGTTGGGACACCTGTGGATACGACCTTCGGAAAGCGGTGAGACTTCTATTGCAGTATCATGGCACTTGCTCTATAGTAGTGCATTCCCTTTACTGGGAGCACAACCAGATCTTACAGTGGCGTGGCACACTGAAATATTG